GATGCGGTGTTCGGGGAGAAGAAGGTCAACGCCGCCGACATCGAGCGCCACGCCAATTCGATCATTCACCGGACGCTGATCGGCTACGCGCTCGATTCCGCCGTCGCCAACCAGCTCCAGCCGGTGCTCGCCCTGTTGCACGTCAGCCCGCAGAATCTGTTCCGCGGTGTGCGCGCATCGGTGACAAAGTCCGGCCAATCACTCACGCAATTCCTGACGTTGCCGAAGCGCTCCGGCGAGGACGTCATCTCCGAGACGCGCGAGCTGCTCGGAAAGGGCCACAAGGAAAAGGGCGGGATCATTGGGGATCCTGGCCGGCCGCTCCGCATGTCGGACGACGCGAACCGGCGCCGCGTTTACCTGGCGTTCCTCGATCGCGAGGGCTGGATGGACAAGGCGCTCGCCGGCAAAAAGGTGCCCGACGACGTCCACGAACAGGCGCTCTCGATCGTGCGCCGGACCCAGGGTGACCCGGGACCGCTCGGCCGGAATCCGTTCCACCGCGGCCCGCTCATGGGCCCCGCGACGGCGTTCCAGAAGTATCCGGGAATCTTCCTGGAGAACCTGGCCGACGCTTTCAACGACCCCAAGTCGCGCGGGAAAGCGTTCGTCGCCTCGATCGCCGGATTGATGGCCGTCGGCAAGCTGCTGGGCATCGACATGGAGGACATGCTACTCTCTGGCGGCCGACCGCTGGGGATTGACCTGATGCACCCCGGCGAGACGTTGAAACGCGGCATCTCCGTGCTCCCCGCAGGCCGCGCGCTCGTCGACGTCGGCAAGCATCTTTCTGGTTCCGCTGATCATTCCTTCGCAGCGCTCCCCGGCGAAGGCTTCCTGGACTCTGACGTCGCGCAGCTCGTGCTTGGCCGCTATCCGGTCAAGTTCATGAAGAAGGGCGGCGAGGTTGTGAGCCAGGGCCTCGGGGAGCATCTCCCCGAAAGCGTGTCGGATAACCGCCCGGCGCACACCGGCATCGACGATCTCGCCAACCTGGTCGGCGTCAAGACCAGCCGGCAGACCGACGCCCAGGACGCCGCGCGTGAGGCTCGGCGCTTTAAGGAGCGCACGCGCCAGCAGCAGCTTGAATCGACGCGGGACCATCGGACGGCCTTGGAAAACGCGCTTCGCTCAGGTGACAGCCGCGCTATCCGTGACGCCGAACAGGCGATGACGCCGCTGCAGAAGCGTGATTTCTACCGCCGCCGCAAGATGACCCAGTATCAGCGGCAGCGGCAAACGGTGCCGAGGGACAAACGCCAGGAATTCGACGAACGGTTCAAGGATCGGCTGGAAAGGTAGAGGCTGACGATGAGCCCGCACCGGAAAATCTTCGATTTGGAGGAAGAGAACGTCGACGACCCGCGCGCGCCGAGCGGCCGCCGATCGCGCGACCGAAACGACACGATCACGCTGGAGATCGCCAAGATCGTCATCCCGGTCCTGCTGGCCTGGGGACTGGCGATCTACACGGCGCGCACGGAAGCTGCCGAAGCGGTGAAAACCGAAGTCGCCATCATCAAGACGACCGAACAGACCCACTTCGACGAGATCCAGCGCACCCTGCAACGGATCGACGAGTGGATGATCCGGCAGGAGGAAAAGGAGAAATGAATGCGAACCGGGCCCCACGGACCGTATCAGAAGGCGCCGAAGATCATCGTCTCCTGCCCGCATTGTCGCCCCGGCGATGACTCCTGCTGTGCCTGCAACGTCACCGGCAGTTTGCCCCTGGAGGATTCGGTGAGGTTCGTCACGAACTGCTGGGACGCCCCCGGCTGCCTGTGTGGAGCGTGCGCCCGGTTGCGCGCACGCTTCGCCGCCATCAACCGTCAACCGACTACGCTCCCCGGTCGCAACCCAGTTTGGAGACAGCGATGAAGAAGCGCCTCATTCTCGCCTTTGCGTTCGTTCTGCCCCTGTTGGTACCTCCCCCTTCGTTTGCCCAGGCGAACCTCAAGGGTGACGTCGCTACGGCTCGTGCAAAGTATCCAACGCCGATGTCGGCCGCGCAGCAAGCCGCCGTCGTCAACGAGGTCGCGTGGAAGCATCGGGCTGAGGGCTGGGGGCTCCTGTCGAAGCCGTCCGGCAATCACTGTCCGCAGCCGGCGACGGGGACGCCTGTGTCGTGCGACTTTCTCGTGTTCAAGGTTGGATCTAACTTGGTCGGCTTCGATGTGCTCGTGGGCGCCGAGGATGCCGGCATCCCCACCTGGGACGGGCCACAATCAGGTCTCGACCCTGGGCGCTTCGTCGCGCCGGTGGAACCTGTCGACGGCGGACGCGGGCCGGTCGACCCTCCCCCGCCGCCGCCGAACACCGACGTCATCCGGGCAATCGTCGCGCTGGAGACACGACTCGACCAGATCGACGACCAGCTCAACGCGATCGCCAGGGAGATCGCTAACCAGCCGGACACACGCGCCGCGCTCGCCGCCATCAAGGCAGAGATCGAAGCGCTCCGGTCGCGGCCGCTCGACTTCCCCGTCTACAAGGGCCGCGTCCTGGGGCAGCCGTTCACGCTTAGTCCGCAGCGCTGAAGGGAGAACCACCATGAACGACAACGCGAAGTATTGGCTGGGCCTCGTGACCTCTGTGTTCACGGCGCTTGCCGGCCAGGCGGAAGTGATTCCCGAACCATACCGCCACTTCGTCTCGGTGCTCGGGATCATTGGGACGGCGATCAACGGTTACATGATCCAGCGCCAGCCGACGACGAAGGCAGGGGACCATGCCTGACAACACAGCGGACCGCGCCGCGATCGCCCAGCTCCGCAAGATGCTCGGCCGCGGCATCTCCCAGCAGCCGATCGTCCAGGGCACCGACATCGCCCGCGGCGACCAGCTCCCCGGCGAAGCGGAGCGGCAGCTTTACGGTCGGCCGATGCCCACGCGGCAAGACGTCAACCTGCCAGCCGAGAGTCAGTCCGGTCCGATGGCCTGGCTGCGGCAGCTCGCCCACGGAACGTTTTTTGGGCCGAAAGAAGTGCAGGACGATCCGAACGCCATCGTCTACCAAGGCGATGCGCGCGGGATCGGCCGGAGGGTCCGATGATCAAGCGCATCGAGCTCACAGCTCTTATGCTGGCGCAGCGGTTCATTGGCGTCCGGGAGATCCCTGGTCACGCTTCCAACCCGCTCGTGCTCGCCATGCTCAAGCTGGATTCCTCGTGGGTAGAGGATGACGAGACCCCCTGGTGCTCCGCGTTCGTGAACGCGGTCGCCTGGCTGCTCGATCTGCCCCGGTCGAAGTCGCTGGCTGCGCGCTCGTGGCTGACGATCGGCACGCCGATTCGCCTGGAGGAAGCGGTCCAAGGCTTCGACGTCGTCGTTCTCAGCCGCGGAGCGAGTTCGTCGGCCGGACACGTCGGTTTCTATCTGGCGCATGACGCCAGCACGGTAACGCTCGTCGGCGGGAACCAGGGTGATAAGGTTTGCGCGGCGACCTTCGACAAGGCGCGCGTCATCGGGGTTCGCAGGATTTTCTCGTAATGCGAAAGTTTATTTGGGCAGCCCTCTTCATCCTTGTCTCGACCGTGCCGGCGCCCGCGCAGACCGTCTCTGTCGTCTGCACCGACAGCACGAACACCGACTGCACCGCGAAGAAGAATCAGCCGTTCGGTGTGACGGCCGATCCGGCGCTGACGACAGACACGGTCCACACCGACCGTTGGCGGTTGTATCTCGACGGCACGAAGGCCGGTGAGCAGGTCAACGCAGGCACCGCGCCGCTGTTCAACTTCGCGCAAGGACTCGGCGCAGAGGGCGCGCACACGCTCTACATGGAAGCGGTTGGCACCTGCTACGACGTCGGCGGGACGGCGATCGAATGTTCGAGCGGGCCAAGCAACGTCGTCAAGATCACCATCGTGACGGGGTCGCTTTCGGCGCCGAAGAACGTCCGTCTAGTCAAGTAGGTCATTCCTCGTTGAAGTCGAACCGGCGGCGGCCTGTGGCGGGTGGAATGGGCCTCTTTTCCTCCTGCCCCAACGCCACCGTCGCTCGATCGACGACCTGCCCGACCAGCATCCTGAGAAAATCGTCCGCCAGTTGCGGGCTCTTCGCCGCGTAAAGCCGCATCCGCTCACGGTCCGCGGTGATGTAGGCCACCAGGCTCATCATCGTCTGCCGTCGCGCCGCGGGGCCCATGTCTACCCCGGTCATCACGAAGAAGCCGACCGCGATCTGGTCGAGGTATTCCTCCACGCTCGGCATCCCATTCGGGACGTAGAGCTGCGCGGGCCGCTCCGCGATCAGGTCGACGTAGCGGTAGGAGAACGACCCTTCCGGCGCGGGAACGACCTCGATCGATTTGCTTGGGCTTCCAGGGAACAGCTCGGCAACATCCGCGGCGGTGACCCAGCCGCGCTCGTCGTTCTCCAGCTTCTCCCGCTGCCGTTGGTCCCAGCGCTCGCGGAGGCTGTTCGCGCTACGTTTCGAGGATCCTTTTGCCATATCGCTTCCGGTCGCTTCCGCTGGCGGATCGCTTTCACGTCTCTCGAATCTCCTTGCCGTATTGCGTGGCAAACCACCGCTTTTTCAGCGCGTAAACCTCTTCCCTGAACGGCACCATTTTCCCGCCGCGTTTCATAAATCCTGACGGCTTGGTGTCCTCTACGGCGTCGACCAAATCGGATCCGACTTGCTCCTGGTAGCAGAAATCAGCCACGTAGTGCGCGACCGTCTCCATGAGCCCATCCGGCCTCTTCGCTTGCAGCGGGAATCGAACCTGCCGGCGGAGATTCTGAATTCGTCCGGCCTCCTGCTCGACCAGGAGCGAGACCCAGCGCTTCGCTTCCTTCCCGGACCGAAACAGGATCCCCTTGATGCCGTGCTCGTCGGCCAGCTTCTTCGTGTAGATCGTCTGGCCGTCGACGATGAACCACTTCGCGCCGCGGAGGGATCCGCGGTCCTTCGACTTGTTGGCCTCGGTGGCGGTCGGCCGGGCCGGCGTCAGAACGTCTCCAGGTTCGCCCACTCCTGCAGCCGGCGCGCGCGTTCCTCCGGCGATTCTCGACGGATTAAAGCCGCGCCACTCGTCACCCCAGCCTCTTCCTCCCATTCGATCTCGACTCCTTCCCAGGCGCCGACCGGCCGGCGCTCGATCCGAATCCAGACGATCTCCGGCAGCTCCAGCCGGCGCAGGCGGATGAAGTCCCGAACGGACACGCCGCCGAAGCATTTTACGCAGTCGACCGCTTCGGTCCACACGCGCGCGGGATCCGTGATCGGCTTGCCGTAGTCGACGCGCTGGATCGTTCGCTGGCCCCGGTAGCACTGGTTGCAAGGCCAGCGCGCGTCGGGGTCCGTGATGGTCCTGAAATAGCGCCACGGCGCCGGCCCGAACATCCGCCAGCACCGGATGGCAGCTTCCAGGGTTTGAAAGTGCTTGTATTTTGGCCTCAGCTTTCCCGCCTCCGTCTTACGCTGCCAGCCGACGCGGTAGACGTAGCCGTGTCCCTTGAGTGACTTTGGCGGCGCGGGCTTCTTCCTCGGCTTCGGATCGACGAGCTCGTATCGGCGTTTCCGCGGGGTCAATCCTTCTTCCCCGTCTTCAGCATCTTGAGCTGCCGCTCCAGGGCCTTGATGTTTCCATCCCGGTCGCCGCTGCTGATGTAAAACAGCGACTTGTCGTCCCCGTATTCGTAGATGAACACGGTGAACCCACAGCCCTTCGGCAGCGCTGTCCCCAAGACACCGGCGATCTTCCGAAGGTGCTCTTCGACCTCGGCGTTGCGAACCTCGAAATCAGAATCCAGCATCGTTCCCTCCCTGTTCCGGTTCGTCTGGGGCGTTCGGATCCCTGAACCCCATCCGGACCGCCCAATCCCTCATGCTCTCGCCCTGCGCCGGCACCGGGAAATTCGACGGACGCTCGCTCTTCGGGTGCGGGCAGTGATTCGGGCAGCGGTGTTTCCCTTGGCCGCCACAGTTCTCGTGCCATTGGCGGGTCCAGACCGCGTATTTCATGCCTCCAGGCGGCGCGCAGCAGCGCCAGCCGCTCCGTCGACGGTAGGGCTCACCGCAGCACGCGCACGTCAAGAGCTGATTGCCCCATTCGCGCCGCCGCTTCTCGATGTCGGTCTCCCCATCGCGCGGGGGGAACGCCTCGTTGCTGACCGGCAGCATTTTCGAGGGATCCGGCAGCGGCGTCTGGAGCATTCCCAGGTGCACCGGAGGGGCCTCGCCACCGCGCTTGCACTCACAGGCGACGACGCCGGGCCCATACTCAGCCGGCCGCCAGCCGGTGTCCTCGCAAGCGTTGCACTTTCGGACGGCGCGCGGATCCTTGTAGATCGGCTCGCGCAGCTCGAACAGCCGCTCCGCTATTTCGCGCCAGCGACCTGGCGGTGGCACCGTAATCAGCTCGGTTTCGACGGCAATGATCTCGTCGGCAACCTGCTCGATCGTGCCGATGTTGAAGTGCCGGAGCGCCGCGAAGTAGACCTTTAGGGTCGCCTTGTCCGGCTTCTCGTTCTTCGACGTCAGCAGCGCTACTTTGCCGATCGCGGAGGCAAAGCGCGCACGTTCCGCGGCAGTATCCTGCATTCCGGCTCCAGGTCAGGTGCGTCGTTGACGAAGTCGTTGATCCCCCCAACGATCGCGGCGGTCCCCTTGTTGAAATGCTGCACGTTCGGCCGGCGGTCAAGCCACCGGCGATCGGTGAAGTAGTTGTAGAGCGACGGCGCGTAGTGCCCGCCCTCCTTCAGCCAGTCCCGTTGCTGGCACTGCCATTCGAGCGCAGACCAGATTTGCACCATCAGTTCCGCGGTCGGTTTCAGCTTCGCCATGGCGGCCCTGGCTTTCGCCAGCTTGACCTGTTTCGGATAGACCGCGGCGATCCGCTCGAACCAAGTATCCAGGTCGCCGGCTGTCATCGCCTGGGGTCTCGTGCGCGCGGGAAGATCCTTCTTCTCTCCCAGCAGATCAAAACCCGGAGATGGTGATGGTGATGGCCCCTCCGAAGGGGCTGGGGGAGCCCCTTGCAAGGCCCTTCGCTCGACGGGCTCCGGCTCGGAATCCAGGTGCAGGTCGATGAGATGGTGATCGAACCAGTCGCCCAGGAACGGGTTCACCGGCAGCGCGGCATACCAGCGCTTCGCGTGCCGGACGTTGTTGTCGTTCGGCATGAGCGGCCACCGGCTGAACTGACTGGACGGCATGTCTGGCACCCAGACGAACTGCGTGCCGATGTCGTAGAAGGCGAACCGGAGCTCCTGGAGCGCCGCCAGGGCTTTCAACACATTCGGCTCCTTCCGTCCGGTCTGCAGGACCATCGTGTCCAGCTCCATGTGCCAGATCCCCCACGTCTCGCTCGTCGGGCCAGTCAGCAGATAGGCGGCCAGCTCGCGGACGTCGGCCGGGTGCTTCCGCATTTCCCGCGCGACTGTTCCCGTCCAGAGAACCTCCGGCTTCACGAGCGCAAATCGGCGGCTCATGACCGCTTCCCATCGAACAGCTCCCGAATCGCGGCGGACAGCTCGGCCATCAGGCGTTCGGCCTTCCCCTGCAGCTCGGTTTTACGTCGTTCGTGCCATCGACTCCTGCATAGGTCTGAACAAAACCGCCTGGTCTTTATCCGCCGCCGGCCCTCCGTCTCTTTCGGGCCGCCACAGAACTCACACAGGAACCGGGCTGTATCCGCAGCTACGGATTCCTGGACAACATTCTCGTCGTCCGGCACGTCGCTCCCCCTTCGCCCTCGCGGGCCTTACGAGCGGGCTTTCCTGCGGTCCAGGTAATCCCATGTGACCCGCCTGGGGAGAGCGGGACTGATAACCCCTGGTTGGGGGTGCCACACCACGAGCGCCGAAGGGAAGCCGGCTCCACCGGTCTTCGTCAACGGAGCTAATCCTGATGCGATGCGCCGGGCGTTGCGCGCCAAGAAGGCTTCAGGTGGAAGAACGAACTTGACCCGGTGGGGAATCTCTCGAATCTCGGCCGCGTGTTTCGTGAGGCTCCACCATCTCGTATCCGGCCGGTGCGGGAGCAGGCTGAAGTAGAACCCGCCTTTGGCGGACTCGTCCCTCAGCTTCTCCACCCAGGGCTCGATCGGCATATTCAGCTCGCGGGAGTAGGGCGGATTCAGGAAGCACGGCTGCGGCAGGAGATGCCAGTCCGCCATCAGCGCGTCTTCCCCGTAGTTGCCGCCAGGGCCCAGCCAATTCGGAGCCAGGTGAGTTGTGATGCTCGCGGCCAGGTCGGTCGAGATGCCGGGCGTGTTGGACTCGAAGAACCCGTAAGCCTGGACCTCCAGGTCGAGGGCTCGATACAGCTCGCCGGGCGTCATCCAGTCCGGGAATTCCGATCCGTTGACGATTGCGGTGTCGTGTTTCCTCATTATCGCCTCGACAGCGAGACGCCCACGAGCAGGAAGAGCCCTGCAATGGACGCAAGCAAGACCACGTCTGCCCAACTGAACCTGGATTTACCGGCGAGCACGTGTGCAGTGGCGAGCATGACGACCACCGCAATAATCACGTCGAGAGCGTGGCCGATGGGTCGATGGATCATCGGCCGCCACCCCAATCGATCTCGTCTGCGGTGACCGGCGGTGCCTGGGTTTCGACCGTGGCTTCCCCGCCGGTGGTTCTGCCCGCGTCGACCCGGACCGCCTCTTTTGGCGTCGGCGTAGGGACGCGCATTGTCTGTTTCAGTCCTTCGAGCGCCTTGGTCGGCGGGGCGTTCGTGCCCTGTGTGGCCGCGGGATCCGCTTGCGGGATGACCATGCCTTCGATGTCGAAGTCCTGCCCCTCGCCAATGTCGGCCTGCTCGTCGAGAGCCATGGCGCGCGCGAGCTCCAGGGACGCTTTCGGTAGGTATTTGGCGATCTTCCGGATGCCGGTCTTGAGCGCCATTGGGACGTAGTCGGTCACCCAGGGCCCGTTGTCCTTCGCGCGCGAGCGGTTCCGGTGCCGTTCGACTTCCTCAATCTCCAGCACTTCCATCTGTTTCCCGCCGCCGCGCAGGCGAGCGACGACGTAGACGGCCCGGAGCTGCTCCTTCCACTCGGGCATGGGATTCCGCGGCCGGTGCACGATGCGGGGCTCGTCTCCGAACCAGAAGTCGAATTCGTCCGGAGTGCCGGCGGAGAACCCGGCCGGCCGCTTCGTCTTGGCGTCGATCGCGCCGGCCGTCATGCCGTTGTGCACGGACCGCGGGTGCATGTCCAGGGTGGAGCGCGCGCGGTCGACCAGGTTCCGATACCCCTGGTAACCGATGATGAGAGTGGCCTCCTTCACGGATTCCCATTGCCCATTGATCTGCTTTCGGGCGCTGAACGGGATGAGCCACGCCTCCTGCATGGGGCCGCCGAGTGTCAGCCCCAGCTTGACCGCTTCGAACGTGCCGCCGATGAGTGATTCCCTGGTGCACATCAGCAGGTCGGAGTTGTAGGCGATCGCGTTGAAGGCGACGGCCAGGAGCCGCTGGGGGTCGAAGCCCTTCGGGGCCGCGCGCATCATCCGCTGCGCGTTGAGCTGAAAGAGTTTCTTGACGTCGTCGGATTGCTGAGTGAGCTGAACCAGTTGAGCCATTACTTTTTCTCCAGGTTGTGAACCAGACCGCAGCTCGGACACTGTCCGGCGATCCGGAGATGTGTGGCAGCCGGCGGGATCCATGTTCCGCAGGAACAGCGGAGGTAGCCGGACCCTTTCAGGTGGACGACGCAGAGCTTTTGTCCTGGCTCCGCGAGCGCCCCACAGCGCCGATTCTCGAAAACCTTGCCTTTGCCGGCGTGCCCTTCACAGACCGCCATCGAGAACCTCATTGATGAAACCGGCGTCCAGGGACGCCAGCCGCATGAGAACCTGGGCCCGGCGGAGCGCCGCGACGAGGCGCGCGTGATGCTCCAGGCGGTCCGCGTAGCCGTCGAGGATCGGGAAGAGGACGCGAAGCTCCTGGATCGCCAGCGCTTGCTCCGCGAACTCGGTCCCCATCGACTCGGCCACACAGCCGCCGCACTCGGAGCTGCCGTTCCCCTCGGCCATGTTCATCGGGGGAATGTCCTGGTGCCTCGCGCATCGGTGCGCGACACAGTCCGCGATCGCCGCCTTCATTTCGGGGGTCGGCTCCCCGCGCAGGAGCTTCATCGCCGGCGGAGATCCGTCTCGTTGATCGCCATCCCCGTTTCCCGAAGCCGCTGTTTCAGGGTCGCCTTGTCGGACTCGTGGAAGATGACGACGTTGGTGACCTTCTCGAACGCCTCGCTGGGCGGGTTCACCAGGAGGGTCTTTTTCTCACGAAGATAGTCGATCCCCTGGTCGGTGATTCCGACAATGAGAACGAATCCTGTGCCGTCCATCTTCTCGCCGTAGGCGTAGATGATGTGCTCGTTTTTGATGCTGTCAGCGTTCACCGAACCCTCCGCCATTGAATCCAGAGCGTGACGCCGGTGGCCCACAGAGCGCCCCAGCCGCAGCCAAGAAGAAACGCCGTCGTCGACGTCATTGCGTGTCCTTCCCTTCGTCGTCGATCGGAATGTCGAGCTCCAGGGCGGACCGCTTCCCCGGCGGCAGCGCTGGGCGCTTCGCCTCGAAGCATCGGAGCACGCGGAACGTGGTTTCCTTGGCGACGTATTCCCGGCGAGTCTGCGGCTTCCAGGTGTAGACCGTGCCGTTCGGCAGCCGGCCGCCGATGTTGTCCCCGATCGACATGCGGAGGACGTTCTCCGCAGCGTTCTTGCGGTTCTTCGCTTCGGCCACGGCGACCTTGGCGTCCTGCAGCTCGATGTGCACGTCGACCAGCTCCGGGGGAAACGCGACGATTTCCCCGGTCCCCGGCTTCCGGAACATCGCGTCGATCGCGCGCTTCGTGGCGTCGGAGCCGTCCGGGACTGGCGGTTCCTGCCGGAGCAGGCGGCTCCAGAACTCGTCCTCCGCCTTGATGAGCAGCTCGATGAATTCCTCGTCCCTTGGGATGTCGGCCCACACGAACCGGCAGCCGCCGATGAGTGCCGCGAGCGAGCCCCACTTCTCTCCGCTGACGGCAAGCTGGTGCTGGAGCTGGACCTGGAATTCGGCCGGCGGCTCCTGATAGTCGAGCCACGATTTGCCGACAAAGAAATGCGCGTTCTTGATTTCCAGTACGCCTTCGCCGTCCTCGGGGCGCTCCGGGTTGATGGTGTAGCGGTCGACCGATGCGACCATGAATTCGACGGTGCGCGAGCGGGCCAGGGTGAACGTGCCTGGCAGCCGCGGGTTCCTGACGGAGCGACCGGTTTCGAGCGCGTAGCGCTGGGCGATCGGCTCTTCCAGGATGTTGCCCCACTCGATCTGCTCGTTGTCGCCCTTGGTTGGCATCTCCAGACCCAGCTTTTCCCGATAGAGCTGGAAGGCCGATTTGTAGCGGGAGATCCCCAGGATGGCCGGCGCGTCGGACGAGCCGATCCCCAGCGTTCGGCGGGCTTCGAGCCACTCTTTGCGGGTTGGAACGACGATTTCTTCAGTCTGCATGGCTACTACTGCTCCAGGAACTTCGTGAACGCTGCCGCCAGGCGCGGAACTTCAACGCCGTGCAACTCGGGGATCTCTGCCGTCGTCTTCGTGGGCGTGAGCGAATCCCACCAGCCTCTCGGCCTCGTCAACCGAGAGACGGACGGTGATGAACGTCTTACGCCATGGGATTCCTCCTCTGGCGCGTAGTTCACGCGAGCACCTCTTCGCTGGGGTCCACGAAGTCCAGCCACTGGTCGTTACAGCACAGGTCAAGCTGCGTGCCGTTCCATCCGCGCTCGTTCGCGTCACCAGCCGCTCTGTCGATTTCGTCACGCGTCGGGAATCTGTTGCCAGTCCAGACCACCACGTCATCAGCCAGCAGTTTGTAGGTGGCAGACGCCTTGATCACTCTGTCGATGGCCTCGGCTTCGCGGGTGGTTTGCGAGTTGCTGTCGAATCTCGATTTTGCCATCTGTCGTCTCCCGGTTCTCGGTCGGCGTCATTGCCATCCGATAGGAGAATTGTTTTACCTCTCGCTGGCGCCGACTGGTTCGGGCTCCGGCTCCGCCGTTCCCTCGGTCTGCTCAGCCTCTCCGCGGCGCTTCCGCCCCAGCTTCGGCGCCTTCGCTTCCTCCGCCGGCCGCTGCTCGTCCAGCATGTTGAGCTGCGTGTCATACATCGACACCACGATCTGCTCGTTCTGCTGGTTCGCCAGGAACATCAGAATTTCCGGCGTCGGGTAGGGGAAGTCGACGTAGAACGTCGCTTCCATCGTCGGGGTCTCCTTGTCCCGCCTGACCTTCAGCTCGGAATCGACGCACACGTTCTGGATCATGACCAGGTCCTCGGTCTGGTCCGGCGCGAGCTTGACCCGCATCTCCTGGAGCGGCACGGCGATCTTGAACTTCGCCTCCGCGAGCTGTTCCAGCGGCTCGGCGTCGGTCCGCCGGAAGATGTGTTCGCGGATCCCCGGGCCCAATTCCTCGGCCATCGCCGCCGTGAAGGGTGCGATCAGGAGCGTGCAGGCGACGATCTTCCTGGTCTCCCCGTCCTTCTTCTCCGTGCTGAAGCGCACTTCGCGGAGGTAGACGGGCATGTTCGGATGCAGCATTTCTCGTGTCTCTTTCTCGGCGGTTTCAGTGATTTGTGACTCAGGATTCAGGGATTTATTTATACAGGTCCGCTTCCGCCCCTCCCTCCGGCGACGTCGTTTCTTCCAGGGCTTCGGCCACCGCGGCGTCGACCAGTGGCTTCAGCACGGCAACGAACTCGTTCACGTTGACCCTAGCGATCGGCTCCAGCTTCGGCGTCCAGTGCCCGGGCGACAGCTCCGGCGAATAGGGGACGTCCCGCTTCGGCAGCGCGCCCAGCTCGGGATCGAGAATCAGCAGGCTGACCATCCCGTTGAGCTCCCCCTCCTTGTTCCGGTTGTGCCGCATGATGAACCCGGCGATCGGCTCCGGCTTCCGGCCAGCCTCGATCGCCGCGACGTAGCGCGTCCGGTCCGCGTAGTAGACAACCTCCCCGATGTCTGGGATCCCGGTGTTGGCGGCCGTCTGTTTCTCTGGGTCACCCCCGATCGGAGGCTCCGCCACCGCCGACGATGTCTCCGGTGGCTTCTCCTTCTCCGCCCTCGCCGCTCGTGCCTTTCCCATCTCGCTCCCTCCTGGCCCGTTCGTGGGCCGCCTTTCCAGCCTCAACAATCAGCCGGTAAACCTCGTCTGGCGTGAACTTCTCGAAGATGACCGTCCGCCCCCGAACGTGCTTCATGTGCTTCGTGACTGGGTCGTAGACGCGCATCGACACATAGACCACCTGGCCGGCCCAATGCCGTTTCTTGTTCTCAGGCACTCGGAATATCCTCCGCCGGCATATTCAGCAGCTCCTCTTCCGATATGAGCCCGGGCGGGTTCGGTGGCGGCTCGTTGCCGCGGATGATTTGGATCTGCACGCCAGTCATCACCCGATGGGTGAGGATCTGGAGCACCTTGAACGGGTTGCTGATTTCCTCCAGCATCCGGTCGATCGTCACCGCCAGCAGCACGCCCGTAACCACGACGTCCCTGGGCTGCCCGGGATGCCCCGGAATGTCGTTCTCCGGGAGCGATCCCTCCTGAGTCCTGACGAAGTTGTTCAGCTCGGTTTGCATCCGGGCGCACGACCCGCAGGGCGTTTCGTCCTCCATCACATAACCCTCCGCTTCTTCGCGGCCGCAGCCGTCGCGTCGTCCTCGTCTTCGTCGTCGTCGATGTGCGCGGCGGACGCTCCCTCGGCCTCGGCTCGCTCGCGGCGCTCCTTCCGGCTGGGGTCAATCTGGTCCTTCGTGTCGTCCTCGTCCTGGATGAGCATGAGCGCCTTCAACGCCCGTTCGGACGTCGAACCGTGCGCGATGAGCTGACAGAGCGCCATGCAGAGAAACGGGCCCATGCCGGCGCGCCGGAAGGCGTCGATCCCGATCTCGATGAGGGAGTAGGCCAGGCGCGCGCTTTCGTCCGGATCCTGGGCGTGCTTCTTTAACGTGTCGATGACGTCCCGCTTCGTCTGCACCTGTTTCCCGATGTCGGCAATCAGATCGTTGACGTTCATAAGTCCTCGTCGAAGTTGTATTTGCGTTTACCGGTGCCGACCGTGGCCGGCGGTTTGCTGGGTTTCGCGGCGGAACGTTTGTCCGCCATTCGCTGACCAGCGGCGGCTCGCTGTTCGGCCTCCTGCATGAGCTTCATCCACTCCTGCATGGCCGGCGCGCGGCGCTTCTCTTCGCCACGCATGAATTTCTGCTCGGCCATGAGAGCTCGCGCGCGTTCCAGGGCAGCCAACAGGTCGATCGTCGGCTCCTGGGCGACGATGCGCGAGAGAATCGGGCGCAGGTCGTCGAAGTCCGGATTCTGGCGAGAGATCATCGCCAGTTCCTTGGCCGCGCGCTTCCGCATCGCCTCCATGAATACCGGCGCGGCCGCTACCATCGCGTTCGGGACCAGCGGCGCGCGTTTCAGCATTTGCCAGAGCTTCGTCCGCTGCGCTTCGACTTCCGGAAGGGCGTAATCGCTCGGGCCGTCGACCTGGATCGGGCAGAAGTAGGCGCCCGCGACGACGTCCCTCTGGTGGGTCGCCGCCGGGCAGCCGCAGGCCGGGCAGGCCGCGTCGTCCGCGAGCGCACCGGTAGCCAGGCGCTTCCAGAGATCGGACGACGGCCAGGTAGAACGATTCGTCATGGGGAGCAAGTAGGTGGGGCGGCAGGGGAGTCGAACCCCCGCCCTGTCTACGTCGCAACCGCCGGAAGTAACGCTTCCAGGTGTCCGCAGGCCGCCCCGTCAGAGCTTTGGTTACCGTGAGCCGCGCCTATACAAGAGCCGCAGCAGCAGTAGCAGCATCAGCCCCGCTATCGCTTCGCTCATTGCGCCACCCCTTTTCATCGGAGATCACGTCTTCGATCCGCTGCCACAGCCGCTTTTGCTCCTGGGCGTCCGCCACGTTCACGAGCGCGGCGGCGTTCTTGATCGCCTTGAAGTTGCGGGTCCGGGGTTCGTATTTGCCCATGGCGATCCGCAGCCGCGGGCCTACAGGGCGGGAAAAGTCTCTTGCCATCGTCGTCTCTCCGTTGGAAGTGTAGACATTACAGCACGCTGACAGTTCGCGTCTAGTGTCTCAGAATGAGTCACTGGCGTCGATCGTTTCCTCGCTCTTCTTTGGCGCGAACCGCTCCGGGCAGTCCGCGATGTCGCAGAACCGGCATTCACTTTCACTCGGCGCGCGCGGTGGCTCGGTGTCGGCGCCGATGAGGGTCAGCGTCGACCAGATCGCTTGCTGGGCCCTGTCGTCGAGCTCGCCCGGCGGGATCGGTGACGTCTTGCCGCGGTATTCTACGGCGCCCTCTACGGTCAGCCCTTTGAGCTTTTGCCGCGCCAGCGACAGCATGTAAATCAAGACCTGCCAGCGGTCGCTGCGGCGTTCCTTCCCGCTCTTCTCGTCGAAAATGACGGCGCGCGCACCCTTCACGGCGACCAGGTCCGGCTTGCCGGCGAGAGTCGCGGCGCGCCCTTCGAGTTTGAAGCTGTTGGCTTCCTCCAGGGTCACCGCCCAGCCGTCAGCCTCCAGGAGCTTCCGGCGGTCCTGAACCATCTTGTTGTGCTCGCGGGTCCATGTGCTCCGGTCGAAGTTGTCGTCCCGGTCGCGCTTCGCGTAGCGGTAATGGGACTTGAACCAGGCCGCCCACTGACAGGAGCTGCCAGCCAGCAGCGGAGTCGCCCAGGAGACCCATATATAGGGCCGCCGCCGCCGGCTGTTCCGGACGTCATCGCCAAGCTGTTGATCGCCGCCCAGCGGTAGCTGATTGCTCACCTGAACCTCCCCGGGTTGTCGATTCGCCCGTTTCGGTCGCGCTGGCGGTTGCTCTCCAGGCAGGCGGCCAGATACCAGCCCACTCCGGCGATCGCGGTCAGCGCTCCACCGAACGACCAGGGCACCGGCGCCGCCATCATAACGATCGCGCCGATGACGATGAGAGCTGCGCCAAATCTCATCAATCCCTCGGGTCGACAGTGCCGACAAGGCCGGGCACCGCGTTGGGTGTCGGCACTCCAGCCGGGTCGTCGTTGACGTAGTTACGGGTTCCCCTGAGCGTTACGCGCTCGCTGGGGGCCTGGGGGTATTCGCCGGCTTGGGGGAACCCGACGAGCTCCGCCGCCGCCGCGTCCAGGGCGTTCCGTAATTTGGCGTTCTGGACCTGTAGCGTCTTGAGCTGTCGATCGCGCTTCTCGGCCCTCGATGGTGTCTCAGGGCTCGGCATCGCATCGCCGCCGTAGCCGTTGAAAACCGTTTTCAATGCCTGGTATCCGTCGCTGTCGACCCGGAGGTTCGCGCTTCGGTAGCCGCCTTTCCCGTCCGGTTCGGTGATCGTCAGCTTCAGCGCTTGCTGGTTCGGCTCCTGGGCGATGACCAGGCGCCCCCATCCCTTCGTTGACGGAATCCCGTAGACGTGGGCCGCCCGGCAGAGCGTAAGGCGCGCCGGCTCGGTTTCGTTGTCGCTCGTGTCGGCGGTCATTACTGGGGCCGTGTCGTCGTCCCAGGTATCGCCGGTCCTGGAGCTGGTCATCATCGGTTCCGCTGCTGTCTCGTCCATGTGGCTTTTCCCCTTCAGGCGGATGCGGGCGAGAGCCTGAAGCCCCCGCCCGCGGTCCCGCGCTACTCGTCCAGGTTGTAGCTACGCCCGCCGGTGACAACCAGGCGATCGAGCTGTGTTTTTACCTCGGTGAACCGCGCGCGCGTGGCGTCTCGAACCGCCCGGGAGTTTCGGAGAGCCCGCGGCGTCACGCCGGCCAGGAGCGCGCGCGCCTCGTCGACAACCCGCTGCAGCTCGGCATCGTCCGCGATGTCGCGGGCCTTGAAGTTCGAAAGGAATTCGTCCAGGTTCTCAACAAGCGAAGCGTTGAACCGCTTCCCCTTGCCGCTGGCGTCCGGGGTCAGCCGATCGACCATGTGATCGACCAGCTCCGCGACTTCCGCGCGCAGCACGTTGCGCGACTCGTCCAGCACGGACTGCCATTGACTCGCGGCCTTCTCCTGCTCGCGGGCGAAAATGTCGCCGCGGATGCGCTCTAGGCCGGACGGGGCGCCCAGGGTGAAGTAGCGAACCTCCGCGCCAAACGTCTCCCGGACGCGCTCGACCGTGGGGTATTCCTCCGCCCGGAAGTGTGGGCCCAGCCGCCGGCGCGCCTCGTCGACGCTGCGATCGTAAACGCCCAGGAATTCGGGCACGAGCACGCGCGCCCGCTCGTCCAGGCGCGCCCGCAGCTCGTCGTCGACGGGCCCCAGCAGCTCATACGAGATCATGTAAACCCCGCTGCGGAAGAGGGCCGGGCCGCTCACTTTGGTTTCCAGCCACCGGCGGATCGCGCCGTCGTGCTTGCGGATGGCGTCCAGCTCCGGCGCGTCCAAGAGATCCTTGGAAACGTGGATCATCTCGGCGTCGGATTCGACGCCCGGCTTCAGGTCGCCAACGTTCATCTTGCGTTTCGTTCCCAGGCGCCGGAGCTCCAGGGAGAGGCAGGCGGCGCGCTCGAAGATCGTAGCGGCCGGGGTTGCGGCGTCGAGGATGGCGGTTGCGTTCATGGTCGTCTGCTCCTTTGTGACGGGTTGACGGGTGTTTACTTCTGCTCGATGTGTGTATGGCTGTGCGTGTTGCCGTGCGCGTGCGGGCGGCGCTGCCTGGTGGCCTCCCCTCCGGTCAGGCGCGCGAAGTCGTTCATAAAGGCTTCCGCGCTCTGGTGATTGGCGGGGCTGATCGGGCTCGTTTCCGTCTTGATGGTCCCGTCAGCCAGGATCTCGATCTTCATCTCGTCCATGGTTACCTCTTCGTCACGGCGTAGCTGTTGGTTCCGGTTTGCTTCAGCGTCCAGCCGTTGCGCGCGGCCGTCGCCTGCACAACCTGGTGGCTGTATGCGGTCTTGAGCCGATCGGCGGCGCGGCCGACTTCCTCCGCGCTCTGCCCGTCGCGGCCGCTCAGCCGGCCGTTTTGGAGGACGTAGTCCGATCCGTCCAGGGTGAAGTAGACCGTCGCGCCGGCGGTCCTGACATTGGTAACACCCAGGGCCTTTAGGCCCCGGGTGAGCAAATCCGGGTGCATTTTCGGCATGTCAACCCGGTTGATGATGACGCTATCGCAGGGCATCGGTTACGACTCCATGAAACGGCGTTTTGCGGTCCCGGTCGGCCCGTCCGCCGGGTGCGTGTAGGGCCCGACGTGCGAAGCGCTCAGGAACTTCCCCGCGGCCGCGCGCCGGAGCCGCTCGATTGAATCGGGATCGCTGACCGACACCGGCACGATCCGCCGCGCCATCTCCGCGATCGGCTTCCGCATCTCGAACGCCAGCCGGCAGACGTTGCGAACCTCGGCGCCCGTCCAGCCCTCGGACAGCTCTAGCAGCTCGTCGAGGTTCTCGCCCTGCAGCCCATAGCGCAGCAGGTTGATCGTCCAAATCGGGTGCAGTTCTTCGCGCGTCGGCACGTCGAAAAACCAAATGCCGTGCACGAACCGGCGCCGCAGCTCCGGCGGCAAAACATCCAGCTTGTTGCACGTCGCCACGAAATACGCGCCGCTGCCGGCGATCGCCTTGATGACCTTCATGGCTACGCGGATGTTTTCCTCCGACTGCCCGACAAGCGAGCCCTTCAGCGCGCCGAGGTCCAGCTCCAGCGTCGGCACCTGGTGCGACCGGCCGAGGGTCTTGCTGTAGATCGACTTGCCGGATCCAGGGGGCCCGACTGCGATGAGCCCGCGCCATTCGTTGTCTTCCATCTCGCGGAGGATGACGCCCAGCGCATCCTGGCTGACCCCGGAGCTGTCCGCGATCGCGCCGCTTGCGCCGGCCATGTGCTTCTCGATCTCGTCGATTCGAATGATGGCGCGCGGTGGGAGCGAGCCCTCAAACATCTGCCGGCCGTGCTCCTTCGCCGCTTCGAGCCCGCCGACGTCGTCAAAGGTTTCTCGCCCGTTGTCGAACTTCAGCCCGCGCGTCTGCTGGACGAACGCCTTCTTGCGGCTCCAGAGCTGATCCAGGTCCAGCCGCTTATCAGCCGCCGCCAGACTCATCGCCGTCGACTGCTCGACGGGGAACACAGCCAGCCCGCTGAGCGCTTCAACGGCATGGCGGATCGTCTCGTCGTCCGGCTGCGCCATGTCCTTGGTTGCCTCGCGCGCGAATGCGATTTGCTCGACAACGATCGCGCGAATGACGTCTTCGCCGGGCAGCGGTTCGTCAAACGTCATGACGTCTTGCTGCAGCTCGATCGGAAGCTGCATCACTGGCCCCAGCAGCACCAGCGTCCGCTGGTTCTCCTTGAACAGCTCGCGCAGGTTCATGACGCCCTGCAGCACGGCCGGCTCGTTGAAAAAGCGCTGCGCGTTCAGCAGGAACAGGATCGTCCGCTGCGGGAGCTTCGTTGCCATCGTCAGCGCTTCGATCAGGTTCAGCCCGGGCGTCTGACCGGGGAACGAGTCGGCTGGCATAATCGCCTGAATCGCCGGCTGCCCCTGGTCGTTGACGGGCATAAACCCGCGGCAGCAATCCCACTGCACGATCGGCGGGATCTTGGTGGCGTCGGCGTAGCTCTTGGAAATCGTCGCCATCGTGGCCCATTGGTCGGCGGTCGAGATCGCCACGAGCGGCGTTGACACCTTCCGGGCGGTTTTCAGAAGATCAGTGATCATGTCCTCTCTCATCGGCGGTTCCTTTCGTCTAGGTCCAGTCTTTGTGTGTCCTCATCTTGCCGCCGCTCGTCCCCGCGATGGGGACGGCAGCGGCTCGCATTCCGATCAGAGTTCGACGGCCGGAAGGTCGGCGATCGTGGCGTGAATGGCCGCTTGCCACTTGGCGCGTCCCTCGGCATCGCCCTCTGCAATCGCCAACTCGTCTCCGACTCCTCGGATCGCGTCGATGATCTGCCCTACTGTTGCCTGCTCCAGCAGCACGCCGCGCCGCGCCGACCCCCCCTTCTCACCCTGGTAGCACGTCGAGTAATCGTAGACGCCGTAGATGATCGCGCGGCCGTCAGCGTGCTGGCGGACACGGAGCGTGCGCTCCCATTCGCGGTTCGGCAGGTTGCCGCGTCCGTCGCTGTCGTCGTCGTCGCCCGCGCCATTGTCCGTAGCGATCACGGGCCACTCATCCTCGCGGATTTTGACGGGCGGTCTGTTGCTCAGAGTGATCGTGCGGGTCTTGGTTGTTGTGGTGTCGGTCATGGTGTCCTCGTATCTGCCGTGGTGCCGGATGGCCGTCCGGCGCGGTCGTGCGTGTCAGTAGCCGTCGCAGTCGTGCCCGCCGCAGCCCGCCGCAGGAGCGCCCCGAGCCGAACGACGAGCAATTGCCGTCCGTGATTTATTCCTCGTCTCGGTCGTCGTAGTCGTCGCACGCGCAGCCGCGGGGCCCTGGGAGCGTTCCGCACTCGGAGCACGGCTCCAGGCTGGGATCGGTTACTTCCTCCGGTTCGTCGTTTTCCACTTCCACCAAAGGCTGGTTATCGCCGCCAGGAGCATCGGCACCGCTGCGATCTCTTCGTGATGTTTGCGCGTTGTCTGCATTCAATCTGCCCTCCTGTTTGCTGATAAGCAACCGGCGCGCCCACTTCGCGCCGGCTGTGGAGCATACGCCCATTGTGGGGGGCTGTCAATCAGGGCCGCAGGCCGGGCAGGTAAGAGCCCGGACACATGCGGCCGGCGGTCGAGTGACCTGGGATCGAAGCGTTCGCGGACAGGTCGGACGTCTTGAACTGCTGCGAGCACCTGGAGCACTGGAGCCGGCCGGCCTTCCCCAGCACGGCGACCGTTACCGTCGTCGCGGGGGATTCCTCCGGCAGTCGCGCGGCCAGGGCGTGCGCGTGGCGCGTGGCCGATGCTACGGACTTCCGCGCCTTCGCCACCGCGCGCGCGGCCTCGCGGCACCCCTGGGTCATCAGGGCGTGCTGCATCTTCCAGAGCTGCGCGCCGGCCGTCTCACAGATGGCGATCCGGAGCGCGGCGCGCGTCTTAGGTTCGAGCGTTTCAACTAGTGATTGTTTTCTCATCGGCGGTTCCTTTCGGTTTGCGTGCGACGACCAGGTAAAACCAGACTTCCGCGCCGCCCCCCTTGCAGCGGCGCGGCATGACTCGAACGTGGCAGCCTTCCGCGGTGTAAACCCGCTTGAGCTGCCGGGCGCCTTCCTCGGTCTGGACGACGCGCGCGGCGTGCAGGGGCAGCGATCGGTATTCGGCCAATCAGTCAGCCTCCTCGATACTCTCGATCTCGCGGTCGGTTTCGTCGGCGGTTTCCTCGTCGGTGCAATCCAGGCTGACGCCCTCGGGAGGGTCACAGCCGCCGCAGAGCGAATCGCGGATCTCGTCCTCAGTGAGCGGACAATTAGCCGTCACGATCCAGCGTTCGCGGATCGTGCCGGTGCAGATCGCGCGGACGACGTAGCGGTGAATGCGCTTCATAGCTGCACCTTTACCAGCCCGCACGTATTGCCGTTCGCGTCCCTCAGCCGGCGCAGCTCGCCCGTCTGCATGTCGAACCCGGTGCCGTGCTCGTCCCTGAGATCCTGAGCGAGCGTTTCGAGGATGCGGATTACTTCAAGCGTCGGCCGCGGTTGGAAAGCGTCGTTGTCCGTGTTGATTGTGATCGTGATGTTCATTCGGCGCCCCCTTCCTCTACGCGCCACTGGCAACAGCTCTGCCCGATGTATTCCCCGGCGCCGCGGTCGTGAGCCCCCAGCCCGGGCGCCACCCGGAACCAGGCCCCGCGCCGCGCCGCGATCGGCCGGCCGCATTCGGCGCAGTCGTGCGGCTTCCGCGTCCGCATCAGCCGCCACCCGTTGATCGTCGTTCCGATTGGATAAAGTCGCATGTTGGCTGCCTCCTGTATGTAAGGCGACCGGGGGGACCGTCCCCCCGGCCTGTTTGGCGGGACTAGAACCGCTCCCCGGCGAGCGTTCCCATGCTGGAGGCGGGCGACGTCGGCAGCGCCTCGGCGTGCTCTGCGTAGGCGGCGAGGATGAGATCGCGCACCCGGTTGGAAGCGTCGTCGAGCACCGGCCGCAGCAGCGCGAACGATCGCCGCTCGCCGTTGACCGAATACTGACGCGCCGGGAACGTCACATTGCGGCCGTTCCCCGTCCGGCGCTCCCACACCGAGAACCCGATCAGTTTCATGCCGGCGAGCGGGCCCTCCGTAAAGTGCAGCTCCGCGTCTGCGAGCTTGCCAGGGGGGTTCCCCTTGTCGTTCGGGACGATGATTACTTTCATGGCGGTTTGCTCCATCCGTTCGAAGGGGCGGAATTGCCCCAGCGGAGGCAGGCGAAGTGCCCCCGCTGCGACCTTCCCGCCGGCTACAGCTTTGCGCTTCCGTCTGCGTTGTAGCGGTGCGGGTTCCGAATCTCGTCCGGCGCCTTGGGCCGGATGATCTCCCTGTAGTGGCCGCTCTGGTGTTCCTCATACACCACCGGCTCCGGCTCCGGCAGCTCGAACCGGCGCCGCTCTTCCTTCGTCGCGGCCTTGGCTTCCTTCTGCGCCAGTGCAAACGCGCGCGCCCAACTCGACGCGCACGGCAGCCCGCAAAACTGGTGTTTGGTCAGCTTGCCACCAGGCGCAATGTGCAGCTCCGCCCAGCCCGCCGGCAGACTCACGAACCCGACCGAATCAATCGCTTGCTCCGCTCCGCATTCCTCGCACCTGACAAACGCTGCCATACCTGCCCCCTTTCGATTACGACTCTGATTGCCGGCCCTGGCCTACGCTCACAAAGAGCGGTTCCGCTGGAGCCAGACTGCGCGCTCGCCATCGTCAGCGCGCAGACTCCACAGTGCCCGCCGTCGCATGACATCAGCAGCGAGCGCGATGCTCAGGACGAACGCCGCGACGACCAGCAGAACGATTGCCCCTGAACTCATGGCGGTTAGCTCCTTCCCCCGCGGATGGATGCGGGGCGAGCGGCAACGTTACCATGCGGGCGTGTTTGCTGTCAAGCGTGCTGTGCAGCGTGCGCTATTGCAGGACACACTACCGCTTGGGGCGAAGGTGCCGGGCGCCGAGTGCAGCGAAGGGGCGTGTATTCCCTAGCCTTTTCCGCTGGGTCTGATAAGGGAGCTTCCGTTACCTTGGCCGTCGCTGCCCAGCGTGCTTACCAGCAGGGGCAACCACTCTGCCCCAGGCGGGACTTGGCACACACTGAGGGGCGATGCCTCGACCTGGCCGCAGGGGGAGGGGGGGGGAGGCCCCTTCTGGCACGGACCCGCGGGGCGCGGGGGTAGGGGGGTGTCCTCACGCCAAAATTTCTCCTAAAAATTTTCAACTTTGCGGGAAAGAGTGTCCCCTGCGGGCTACAGGCGAAAGCAGGCGTATGTTCTATTTCGGCACACTGTTCGCGTTTGGTGACACTTCGCTCTATCTTGTTGTGTTTATTCAGAATCAGAAGGGGCTTAGGAGGGGCTCCAAAGGGCCTCTGGAGGGCCCATCACCATCACCATCACTCTTAATAGTAGCTATATAGCTACCAAGAAGATCTAAGAACCCCTACGCGCGCGCGTGGCTGACTTCTGTTATCCTTCTGGCGCTGGATGAGCAACCGCTGCGGGGGAACCGTCCCTTGCGTCCTGGGCAAACGGCTGGCGGGCCGGCGAGGCTCACTCAACCACTCGTCGACGGGGCGCACACCACACGGAAGCCATGGCCGTCGCGTATCCAGTAGGCCGCGTCTCGGGGCTCGCACCCCTGGGGGCGCGGCCGTTTTGTTGAAGGGTGGCGGCGTTCAGCTCACAGTCGGACTGTGCTCAGCGCGGGGCCAGAACGCCGCTCGCAGGGGAGGGCCGGTTGGTGCGGATACACCGACGGCTGCTGGGGAGTGTGTAGGAGTTACATAGTTGGTCGTAATGAAACCGAACTGAGCGGGGGAGCAAAACGCCCAATTCGGCCTCAACCAGCCACGTGGAGCACAATCGCTGCCAAGCCGCGACGTGTGTGCTATTTTCGGACACTTGACAGCCGATAGCAGCGCGCTCACAATCCGCATTCAACACGATTCTTCCGAGGAATTCTGTATGGTGCCTTACATTGGGGCGTCTGTTTTGTTCGTGCTCACGTCCGGCGAGCGCAGGCCCGCGATCGTCACGAGCCTCAACCCGGACGGCACGATCAACGGCCAGGTCATTCCCGATCCAAGTGATGCCGTGATGCTCGCGGCGACGAGCGGCACCCGTCCGTTCATCGGCGTGGGCTTCGGAGAACACCCTGGGCAATGGCACTGGCAGCCCCCGCCGTCCGCCGATCCCAGACGCATCTAACCAAGCGAAGAGACCGCTGGCCCGACTCCATAGGACCGGGCACGGTCTGTGAATAGGGGGACCGGCGCCACGTCTACGGGCACCGCCGGTCCCCCGCCTGAATCATGGCGCGCCGATACGTTTTCTCCGACGAGGATCTCCCCGATCCGCCCGCGCCCTGGGTCTGGCGCATCAACCCGGCTGATCCCAGCCGGTTTGCCTACCCGCCTGGCGGCGCCGACGATTGGGTTGAGCTTCCCTCCGACATCCTGGCGATCAAGGTCGTCACCCGCTCTGGCGGCGAGCCGGCGGTTGAACTGAGTTGCCGCGACGGCGTTTACCAGCTTCGCCAGTGGGAATCCGCCGACACGCTCTGCATCGTCAAGGTTTCGGCGTTCCGCCCTCGCTCGTTCCAGGAAGCGGTCGAGCAGGAGAGGAACGGGCTGATCCGCGACATCCAGCGAAGCGAAGAGGCGAACTGGAGCGCGCAGATCCCGCGTGAACCCGCGCGCCCGATCGGCCCCCCTGATCTCCAGTCGATCGGCAACGTCCTGAAGGACGTCTACGGCGACTACGTTCGCCAGCAGATTGAGGACTCCCCCAAGGGAATCCTGTCGCTGCTCGACGATGGCGGGCCGGCTTCGCGCTTTTCCGGAGAACCCGGGCAGATCATCCGCTACGCCGCGCAGCCAGTTCCACAGATTCTCGCGTTGGATTTTTCCCAAGTTTTCTACCAGCTCCAGAACGATCCGGAGCGATTTATAAAGCAGCTCTCGACCGAAGACGTCCAGCAGATCCTGGCGTTGCCGCCGGAGAATCGCATCCGGAATCTGATCGAGCAAATTACCTCAGCATTGCCAAAGAAATAACGGCTGGGCGACCCTATCGGCTATGTCGGACAGACAGCCGGAGGCGAGCCCTGCCCCGCCGGTGGCGGTGGAAACCGCCCGCTTTGCGCGGGATGGCGAAGCGCTGCCCCCCTACGTGGCCGGCGGTCCTGACATGCAGAAGGCGCAGGGCGCCGCCCGCCAACTCCCCCACGAACTCTACGCCGCCCGCGTGGCGATCGTGGCGGCCCTGAAAACAGAAAACTACACCCGGAAACAGATTGCGGAAGCCCTCGGCATGACGCAGGGCGGTGTGCATTGGTGCATCCGGAAGGCGCGCGAGCGCGAGCTGCTCAAGAACGGCATGGCCGAGACGATCGAGCTGCTCGAAAACGAAGCGCTCCCGCTGGCGGTCGAGGGGCTCTTGAAGGACTTGCGGAAAGGCAACCAGGCCGCCTATCTCGCCACCCTCCAGGGGAAAGGGCTCCTGCGGAACTACAACCAGGTGAAAAACGAAGGGGGCGGCGGGGGCGCCAATCTCGCGTTCCAATTCAACTTCGTCACCCCGGACGGGAAGGCGATCGAGCGCCCGGCGCTGCCGGAGCTGCCCGGCCAGGTCTTCGGCGTCGAACGGACGGATCCGGAATGAGCCTCTCGCTTCCGGCGCCAGCCAATACGTCCGGCGTCTCGCAACTGCTCTACAACCCGTATCAGCAAGCATTTCTGGCGGCCCTTCTGAAGCGCTCCGCGGCCGGCTGGGCGTTCAATCGGCTCTCCCTCTTCGCCGGCCGCCGCGGCGGGAAGACGAAGATTGGGGGCGTAGCGACGGTCATGAAGGCCATGGAGGCGCGCGATCGCCTGCTGTGGGTCTGCGCGCCGACCTATCCGGACCTGAACGACTTCGTCATGCCGGCGGTTTTCGAACAGCTCAACATCGACTGGATCGCGGACTACAAGGCGTCGTTTCAGACGCTCATCCTGAAAAACGGCTCGAAAATCCAGTTCCGCTCGCTCGACGACCCAAACAAGGGCCGCGGCCCCGGTCTGGACTTCGCGTGGCTCGACGAAACCCGAAAGATTCAACAACTTGCCTGGGACACGCTCCTGCCGGCGCTCGCGGACCGGCAAGGGCAGGCGATCTTCACGACGACCCCGAACAGCTTCGACTGGTGCTATGAGCGCCTGTGGGCCCCGGCCGAACAGGGGGAACCAGGGTTTTGGGCCGCGAAATACCGGACGATCGACAACCCGTTCATCAAAAAATCCGAGATCGAAGCGCTGCGCCGGCAGATGGATCCGCTGTTCTTCCAGCAGGAATTCGAGGCCGACTTCGTCTCCTTCGCCGGCCGGATCTACGACATCGAAAAAGCGATCCTGCGGACCGACGACCAGATCCGCACGGTGCTCCCGGAGTGGCCGAAGATCGACCCGACACGGACCGTCATGGTCGGCCTGGACCCCGGCGCCGATCACCCGTTCGCCGCGGTGCTGCTCGCGGTCTCCGAGGAAGGGCTCGTCGTCATCGGGGAGCATCTCCAGCGCAATCGGCCGGTCATCGAGCACGTCCGCCAGCTCCAGGCGCTCCTGGGCAAATTCAACCCTGAACGGCCATTTACGCCGGATCGCTGGGCGATTGACCGGTCCCAACGGCAGACCGCGATCGAGCTGGCGCAGTTCGGCATCTACGCGCAACAGGCGGAAAACCGCGTCGTCGACGGCATCCGGCGCGTGCAGGGCTGGCTGGCCGCCGACCAGCTCTTTTTCATCGAGAAACTCGTTCCGCAGACGATCAAGCAAATGCGGGGCTACCGATGGGCGGACAACACCCGTCCTGACGGTCAGGTTCGCCCGGAAGCGGTCTGGAAGGAAAACGACGACCTACCGGACGCCCTCCGCTACGCGGTTATGACCTGGCCGGAGCTGCCGAAGCGCGACGAGGCGCCCTCCGCCGGCCGGCGCGACGTCTCGAACTTCTCCGAAATCGAACAGTGGGCGCTGGACCGCATGGCGCGGGTCAATCGGCGCGAGGCCGGCATCGAGGACGAGGACGAGGAATCCTCCGGAATGCTCAGCCCGGCGGCCGGCGGCAGCGCCCTTGGCGACTTCTACGGCGGCGGTGGCCGCGGCTACTTCCTGGACGAGTCATAACCGATGAACACGCTTCCCTCCGGCCCGATCTACCAGCTCTCGCCCTGGCGGCATCCGTTTCGGTTCGCTGGTCTGTCGATCCGGCGCTTCGTCATCCGCGAGCTGCGCCGGTTCCACATCCGGGACGACAACAACGCCACGAGCCCGCTGGACGGCGACTTCGACGGCGGCGAGATCCCCCACGAGCTGCAGCACTTTCAGAGGGGCGAGCTCGTTCCGTTCAAGGGGCTCATGTTCCGCGTCGGCAAGGTCGTCGGCGGCCCGATGCCCGCGGTGATCCTCGTGCCGGTCGGGCTCACCCGCGGGACGAAGCTCCGCACCATGCGGCAATTCCGCGATCGCGCGCGCGCGCAGAAGAGGGCCTGATGTTCATTCCGAAATTCATCTTGGAGACGCTGTTCTCTGCGATCGCCGCGCACCGTGAGGGCGCCGCGCGCGTGGCGCACCTGGAAGCCGAAAACGCCCGGCTGAAGGCGAGCTGCGATTGGCTGGCGCAGCACGTGTCGGAGCTGAAGGTCGAGCGGTCGATGCTCTTCGAGCGCGTCCTCCAGGTCCAGCTCCCGGTCTTCGAAGTCGCCCGCCAGGAAGCGCGCGAGATCCCCGCCCGCGATCTCCCGCCGGAGATGACCCCAGAAGCGCTGAAGTCGATGGCCGCGCGTTTCGTCGCGCCGATGTCGACCGGCGAAAAAGGACAGGTCTACCGGCCGACCGCGGAGGAACCGCTGGACGTCGCGCTGGCGGAATCGCAGGCGGCGATGTCGATTTTCGAGGATATGGGCGACGAGCGCGCCGCGAAAGCGGGCGCCGGCTGGAGCGAAACCGGCGAGCTGGCTTTTTCGAAGTAGGGAGCATCCATGGGACAGGGGATCGACGTCAAAGCGCCGCCCGATGTCGGCGCGGAACCTGGTGGGCTCGGCGGCGCGGCAGCGGCCGCCTTCGGCACGGCGATCCCCGGCGCCGCGCCGGATCCCTACGTCGACGACCGCGCGCTGCTGAAGCAATACAGCGAATTCGCCAAGGAATGCTTCGACCAGCGCTGGGTCTACGAGCGCTCCTGGTGGCGGAACCTGCTCTACATCCTCAGTCGCCAGTGGATTTACTACGACAACGATCGCGGCCAGTGGCGCGACAAGCGCATGGCGAAATGGATCCCCCGCCCGGTGACGAACAAGATGGGCGAGACGGTCGAAGCGATCATGTCGGTGTTTCAGAGCGTCCAGCTCGCGGTCACCTGTCGGCCTGACGGCGCCGATCCGAACGACGTCACGACCGCCGAGACGTCGAACAAGCTCGCGCCCTGCCTGGATTTCGAGCATCAGATCCCCTTCGTGTTCCGCACCGGCGATTTCTGGCTGATTTCCACCGGAAACGTGTTCTACAACGTCTGGTGGGATAAGCGATCGACGCGCGGCCCGATCACGGTGTCTTACGAGCAATGCCAGGAGTGCCAGCAGGTCTACCCGCCCGACGAAGTCCTCGCGGCGCAGGGGGCGTGCCCGGGCTGTGGGTCGCCGTCGATGTCGATGGCGATGGACGAGAACGGCCAGCCGGTCCAGAAGTCGCTCAGCTCCGGCCGCGGCTGCACCGATGCCTGTTCGCCTTTCGAAGTCGCGTTCCCGCTGACCTACGCGCTGTGGGATGACATTCCCGGGCTCATTCGCAAGCGGTGGCGGACGAAGTCCTGGGCGGAGAAGAACCTCCCGCCGGACGTGTGCGCCAAGATTCAATGGGAAACCATGTCGACGGATCGCAGCCTGCAGCTCTTGAAGGGGCTCGCGCTGCAGAACGACACGTCGAGCCAGCCGCTCACGACCCAGGGTTCCGGCAGCGAAGCCGGCGTCGAGGGCTACACCGAATACGAACAGTGGATGAAACCCAGCCGGGAATACCCGGAAGGACTCCTGCTGCGCGTGGCTGGCGAGGGGGAGGCCGCGATCATTCTCCGCCAGGATGACCAGTCACTCCCGGGCCCGCTGCCCTACAAGACCATTCAGGGGGAACCGATTTTCCCCTGGATTCACGTCGGCTACAACCCCTTCGGCGGCCGCATTTGGGCGCGATCCCCGCTGGACGTGCTGATTCAGAAACAGGACCAGATCAACCAGATCGACTCCCTCATTCAGCTCATCGTCCAGCGGGTCGCCAACCCGGTGTGGCTCGAACCGAAGGGCACGGAAGTCAAGAAATTCACCGGCGAGCCAGGCCTGGTGGTGAAATACAACCCCCTCGCGCTCGGTTCGTCGACGGCGAAGCCGGAGCGGATCGAGGGCTCGAACGTCCCCGGAAGCCTCTTCACGCTCCGCCAGCAAATGCTGGACGACATCGAAAACCTCGCCGGCACCTACGACATCGTCAAGGGGCAGAAGCCGGCCGGCGTCGAAGCGTTTTCCGCCCTGCAGCTCTTGGTCGAGCGGTCGCAGTCGCGCTACGCGCCGGTGCTCGCGGCGCGCGGAGAAGGGTATCGCCGCTGGTTCACGATCGCCCTGGAGCTCGAACGCCAATTCGGGCCGATGGAGCGCACCTGGGCGGTGCTGGGACCGAATCAGCGCTGGACGTTCGAAAACTTCAAGAGCGCGAACCTCCAGGGCGCGATCCGTGTCGTCGTCGAGGACGGCAGCCAGACCCCGAAAACGTCGCTTGGGAAACGCGCCGCGATCGAGCAGCTCAACACCCTGGGCGTCATCCAGCCGCAGAACCCGGACACCGCCTACGCCATCTTGCAGGCGTTCGGCCAGACCGACCTGTGGCCGGGGCTCGATTACGACGTGAAATCAGCCCTGCAGGAACAGGACGACTTCGAGCGCTGGGCGAACCAGGTGCAGATGGTGTCGTCGATGGCGCCGGTGATGGATCCAGCGACCGGCCAGCCGCAGGTCGATCCCGCGTCCGGTCAGCCGGCGATGGGCCCGTCGATGCAGCTCTCGTCGCAGCCGCCGGGCGCGCGCAAGGCGTGGCACAACGACCAGGTTCACCTGGCGGAGCACAAGAAGTGGGCAAACGGCGATTCGGTCCGCCAGATCCTCCAGGAGAAGCCGTTCCTGGAGGTTTACGTCTCCTGGATGATCGAACAGCACGAATTCATGCTGCAGCAGCAGGCCATGCAGGACGCGGTCATCTCCGCCGGCCCCGGCGGCGGTCCGCCGGCCGGCAAGGATGGCGGCGGCGTCGGCGGCGGCCGCGCGATGCGGAACAGCAACCAGGAATCGGGGTCGACGGAGGATGTTCCACGTGGCACACAACCCGGTTCCGGCCCCGCCTAGAAAACCTCGCCCGCCGGTGGTGTCGAACCTGGATACAGGGCCCGACATCCCCGGCGGCGGCGCGGCGTAAAGAACCCAGGGAGGCCCCATGATCCGGCGGCTGTGGCTGTTGGCGCTACTCGTCGCTCTGAGCGGATCATGTGCGCGCGGCCATCTGCGTCCGCCGCCGCCGAAGCAGCCAGGGCAGCAGCGGTTCCTGGTCCCGCTTTACGCCAGGAACGGCGATCTGATTTGCGCGGAGACCGTCACAGCCGAACCGAACGTCTGCCGGCGAGTGGAAGACTTCCGGCGGTGGATTTTCGTGGTCCGCGCGGAGCCGTAGTCGATACCTCAGCATTGCTCGACCGTTCCCGCCTGTGTTTTCCTTTTCCCACTACAAAAACCCGGCGGAACTGACCGCCACGGCTGAAAAGCCGGCACAAAGGTGGGTAGCGAAGTGTTCAATTTCTGGCGTTTTCTGAACGGTCCGACCCTTTACTTCGATGCCATGGACGACCTTGGCGGCGGGGGCGGGGGCGGGGGGGAACTCGAAGAAGAGGCCCCGATCGGAGAACATCCGGATTTTGAGACACCGGAGGGCGTCGGCGGAACTGGCGAAGAGGGAGTCAAGCCCGGTGCTCCCGCCGGGAACGGTGAACGGCGCGCAGCAGGCGAGGAAGGCGAGCAGCCTGTCGGCGGTCGGAAACCGGGCCAGCAGCCCGTCGAAAACGTCCCCAAGCATCGCCTCGATGCTGTCATCCAACAGCGCGACACGCTCCAGACGGAGATCACGTCGACGAAAACGGAGCTGAAGCGGCTCCAGCGACTCGTCGGCGCGTCCCTCGGCATCGTCGACCCGGACGCTCCGGGCCAGCCGAAGGTGCTCTCCGACCGGGAAAAGGCAATCCAGGCGCGGATCCTCGAACTGGTTCCGTGGCTGAAGAACCTGCAGGGGTTGTCGGAAAAGGCGGAAAGCCTTGCCGGCCTGGCCGAGTCAGCGCCCGATTTCGAGCGCCAGACGAAGCAGTATTGGGGCCGAGTCGCCCAGCAAATGCTGGACGGCATGGAAGCCTCGATCGCGCCCCTGATTCTCGGAGAGGGCAAGAAGGCGACCGACCTCAGCCCGGAGATGAAGGCGCGGTATCGCGTCGACTTCTTCAACTGGGTCCAGGCCGACCCGAAGCGGGTTGATCGCTACGAAGCGGTCGACCGGTCGCTGGTGGATGACTACCGGAAAGAGCTGGACGATTACTTCGTCGGTCCGGTTCGCCGGCAGTATGGCGCCGGGGTTGTGACCCGCCAGAAACAGGTGGCAAAGCTGCCTGTCGGCGGAAACAGCTCAGCACCGGTCGCAGGCGGAAAACCCAAGCCGAAGCTGGCAGATGAGGACGCGGCCGCGGATGCGGCGTGGACCAACTTCCAGGAGCGGCAACAGGCCCGCGGGTAGTCCCCCGGGCGGAGAACAGACCATGTTTCCAACCCTTGCAGCACTCGCCCTGCTGGGTTTCGGCATTCTCGGCATGGCCGGCGCCGACACTCAGATCATCGGCGGCGTCCTCAAGACCGTCTACGAGGACTTCGTCGCGGAAGCCACGAACAACAAATACCCACTGAAAGACCTCTACAAGTGGGAAAACGCTGAATACGCGGGCCAGGAAGTCGTTTACACGGCACACGTTACCCGGAACGTCAGCCCGATGTGGGTTGGTGAGGATTCGGCCTTCGCGGACGCCGGATCGCAGGGTTACGTCAAGGTGCACATCGGCCAGCGGAAGCTGATGGCGCGTGTTCGGCTGACCGCCGAAGCGATCGCGGATTCGATGAAGTCGGAAGGGGCGTTCAAATCGGCCCGCAAGGACGAGATGAACCGGCTGATCGACGACATCGCGCGCATGGAGGAATACTCCTGCACGGCTGACGGTCGCGGCGTGCTCTCGCTCATCAACGACGCCACGCCCAACGGCGCGGTGACCCTCGGCGTCGACTCGCCGGGCGGAATCACCGGTGCCGACTTCGGCAACCGCTTCTACCTCCCGGGCATGTATCTCGCGGCGGTCAACCCGGCCACCGGCGAAATGCGATCCGGCATCCGGAAGGTTGTTTCCGCGGCGTCGGACGGCACGACAGTCGACCTCGACGCGGTTTGCGATGCGACCTGGGCCGACAACGACTATCTGGTCCAGGCGGCCAACAGCTCGGTGACGTCGATCCTCGACACGAGCTACGAGCACGCCGCGTGGGGCCTGACGGCGCTCTTCGACGACGGCACGTATCGGTCGAATTACTTCAACGTCGACCGCAACATCTACCCGCAGTATCAGACCTATGTGAAGGCGGCGACTGGGACGCTCTCTGAGGATCTGTTCAACCAGGTGGCGGACGTCGTTGACCAGCGGCTCGGCGGCGAAATCGACCTCATGACGGCTCACCACTCGGTGCGCCGGCTGATCGTCCAGCTCACGCAGTCGGACCGCCGCTACAGCGGTTCGAACCTGATGAAGCCGGACGCCGGAACCGCGACGTTCACCCAGGGCGACATCCCCTTTGGTGGCGTGCCGGTGAAGGCGATCCGCACGCATCCGCTGGCGATGCTCTTCGGGCTCGACAAGAAGAATAGCGGTTTCGTCCGCTACGGCTCCGAAAAGGGCAAATGGGTGGATGAGGACGGCAGCGTCCTGGTCCGCGTGGGAACGGGCGGCTCGGGCCGCGACTCGTTCGAAGCCTGGTATCGCAAGCGGTATCAGAACCACGTCCGGATGCCCGGGAAGAGCTTCCGCCTCGATGGGATCACCGGTCAGTCGCTCATCGTTGTGAGGGAAGCCGGTTCGTAACGAAGCGGGTTCGTAAAGCTGAGGGCCCCCGCCGCGGGATCCTGCACTTGACTGCTGGGGAGCAAGTGAGGGCGCGGGGAATCAGGCGGGGGCCTTCGGATTCTCGGTTCTGAAAGAGAGCGACCATGTCATTTACGCGAATCGTCCACGTCGTCAACCGCACCGCCGACCAGGAGCTCCAGGTCACCGACGACGGCATCCCATGGGTGATTCGACCCGGCTACAAGCGGGTGGAAAGGCTTGACGCGGAGGGCAAGGCAGTCGTCGACGAGAACGGCCAGCCCACCTACGACGTGGTCGGCGCGGGCCCCGGCGGCACCGTGTTCATGGAACCGCTCCCCTACTTCGCGGCCGAACGCGCGAAGCGCCAGAACCCCGTCATGGGGACCGAGGATCCCTACAACCCCAACGACTTCGCCACGCTGATTGCCGTGCCGGAGTGGGGGGAGGATTACTCGCCGCTCGAACAGTCGCCCGCGATCGAGCGCCTCGATCGGACCCTGCTGCCAGGAGACGCGCAGAAGGTGCAGGTCATCGGCGCGGTCGGCGCGCGCAAGCCGAAGACGATTCGCGGGAAGGACGGCAAATTCAAGAAGGTCATTCCGGGTGCGCGCTCGATGATGGCCGGAGAGCAGATCGAGAACCCCGCCGGCATCCGGATGTAAATGCAGAACTTCATCCAGACGGCCAACCCGTTCAACCTGGCGAGCCCGCCGGACTGGTTCCTCCGGGCGCTCTTCGCCTATGACCCTCTCCTGGTGATTTTCCAGTCGGTCAGCGATCCGATGTATCGGCTGGCGCGGCGGACGTCGACGGGGCGGGCGCAGTTGAACAAGGTGCTGAAGTCCTACCCGGACAGCGACATTTACTTTCGGCACCGGCTGTGGGCCTGGAAGAGCGTCGAACCGATGGCGATCGGCGGGACGTTGCACGGCATGACATGGCAAAAGCTGCTGTTGGAGATTCCCGAATTCGACCAGCAGCGTTTTGGAACGGCCGGGCAGGTTGCGGACCGCATGGACGACCTTGACGCCCTGGGCGAACGGGACGTCGACCGCGGGATCCAGACGGAGCTCGACGCTCGAAACCACGACGCCTACATTCTGGCCGCCTCGCGGCTGGGGACGCGCGTGGGCATGTCGATTCGGAAGCCGGAGGGTGCGCGCGCGAACCGCGCCAGCCGCCGGGCTGCGTATCGGCCGCCGAACTTTGGCGGTGGCTCAGCGATCTTCATCGGCCGCTGATCCTGCAAGAAACCGGGCCTTGTCCAAACCGTCCGGTAAGGAGGAAACGTAGATGGCGCTCACCCTCGTTGGAATCAACGTCGCCAAGGAACTGGCCCGCGGCGAGTCGCGGAAGCCGGGCGTTCACGAGTCGCTCCGGTCGCTGTGGAAGCACATGCAGCAGCTCGGGAATCCCGATCTGCAGCTCGTGTTTTTCTCGGGCCTCGGCGCGGCGGACAAGGTTATCGCGGACGTCGCGTGCAAGCTCTTCGCGCTCTACGCGATCAAGCCTGCGGCGTCGACGGTCGACTCCTGGCTGAAGGGCAGCGACCACGCCACGGTCGCGGCGGCAAACGGCGACGTCGTCGCCAAGATGATCGGCACCGGCGGGGGTGGCCGCGCTTACTGCCCGGTCTTCCACGACGGGCTGAAGCTCGGAACCGGGCTGACCCTCGGCGCGCACACCACGGTCAACGGCAACACGAAGTCGAACGCGGCGGACGCGCCGACCGGCTTTGCCATCGTCGGCGCGGCGTAGCGCTGCAGCGGGCAAGACGGGTTAGGGGTTCACGGCCAGAAACCTCGGCCGGGCTGAGACGCCCGGCAATTTTCCTGGGGCGGTGGGGCGCCCTTCACGTCCACTCAAGCGCACCCGAGTTCCGGCCCTCACGCGGAGCACGGTAGCAGGGGGAGCACATGGCAGTCCGCAAGATCCGCCGGCAGTCCGGCGTGGCGAACTTCAAATCTCAGGTCAACGCGAACGACATCACGGTCGATTCCGCGACCGACGAGTTGAAATTCGGGACTGGCGCGAGCGGCAGCTCGGCGCGGATCGTCCCGAAGAACGTCGTCCTCATGTTCAATCTCAACGCGAATGCCTCGCTGGCTGACCAGGCGATCTTCATTGCCAACCGCGCATATCAGGTCAAGACGATCTCCGAGGTTCACTCGACGGCCGGCAGCGATGCTGGTGCGGTCAACCTGCAGGTCACAAAGGACACCGCGACGGACGCCCCTGGCGCCGGCACCGACCTGCTGACCAACAACACGAACGCTGGTTTCGACCTGAAGGGCACCGCGAACACGGTCCAGAACGGTGCGCTCACCGCGACCGCCGCGGCGTTGCTCCTGGCGGCTGGCGACCGGCTCTCGCTCGACTTCTCGGGGGTGCTCACGGCGCTCGTGGGCCTCGTCATCACGATCGAACTCGAACCGGTTTAGTCGGCGGGCGGCCCTGGCAACGGGGCCGCCTCCGCTTGAGGCTGACATGCCAACTCCAGTCGGAAATTACGAGCAGCGAACGTGCTTCCAGGACATCTCCGGTCGGACGACGCTGGCGGCCGCGGACAACCTGTCGGCCACAGCTCGCCAGCTCGTTGCCGCCAAGCCGTCGCACACGATTTTCATTCAGAGAATCACCGTGAACGTGATCACGGATAACGCCGCCACTCTGAAATTCCAGGACAACAACGGCACGCCCCGCATCATCGCTGGGACGAAGGTGAGCCCAGGGATCGGACCGATAGTCTTCGACATGGGCGACGA